AGCCCTAAACTTGTTACTACTCCGTTTGGGAAACAGGCGCAGGCAGTGAGCGTACTCCCCGGAATTGGATACGATCTTCCTAGCGGTTTGCCTCTCAAGTATATGAACTTGCGTTCCTCTGAGATTGACTTGCATGGTCGACCACAGTATGTCTACGATACCCGCAAAGGTGAAGTCCGTATCTATGGCGGTAAGGTAGTCGAGAACTTATGCCAAGCACTTGCACGCTGTGTGATTGCCGAGCAAATGCTACGAATAGCGAAACGCTACAAACCAGTTCTGACTGTGCATGATGCCGTGGCGTGCGTAGTATCCGAATCAGAGCGCGATGAAGCCATTAAATATGTAAACGAATGTATGCGTTGGCGACCCAAGTGGGCTGAGACGCTACCACTAGCGTGTGAGATTGGTGCAGGAAAAAGCTACGGCGACTGCGGTAAGAAAATGTCTATTGAGAAATGGGGCTTAGCATGAACTACACATGGTCGTATTCCAGCATTTCGCTGTTTCAGCAGTGCCCACGCAAGTACCACAGGATGCGTATCGTCAAAGATATCGTCGAGCCACCACAGGAACACTTGCTCTACGGCAGTGCGGTTCACAAGGCAGCAGAAGAATACATCCGTGATGGTACTGCGATACCAGAAAAGTATGCTTACATCCAGCCGTTCCTTGACCCACTGAAAGCCTTGTCGGGCGAGAAGTTGTGTGAGCATGAGATGGGCTTGACCAAGGACATGCAACCATGCAAGTTCAGAGACAAGAATGTTTGGTTCCGTGGCATTGCCGACCTGCTTGTTATCGATGGCGATAAGGCACGGATCATTGACTATAAGACTAGCAAGTCCAGTCGTTATGCGGACAAGAAGCAACTAGAATTGCTGTCCCTTTTGACCTTCAAGCACTTCCCGCAAGTCAAAACAATCAAGGCTGGTTTGATGTTCTTGGTAGTCAAAGACCTAGTTGCCGCCGAGTTCAATACAGACCAACAGACGGAGGCTTGGGGCAAGTGGATACCCGAGACAAATCAGTTAGAGAGTGCGATGATTACAGATGTTTGGAACCCTCGACCAAACTTCACATGCCGTGGTTGGTGTCCTGTCACCGACTGCGAACACAATTCAAAAAGGAGTTGAAATGCCATACGTAAACAAACCTAGACCCTACAAGCACGAATACGAAACATACGACGGCACACCCGCCGTTAAGAAGAAACGTGCACAGCGAAACAAAGCACGCGCAATCATGGAAAAAGCAGGATTAGTTCACAAGGGAGATGGAAAAGATGTCGATCATAAAAAGCCTCTTAGTAAAGGCGGAAAAACCACAAGATCAAACTTGCGCGTCAAAAGCGCAACAGATAATAGATCATATGCTCGCCGATCAGACCACGGGGTTAAGTAAGGCGATCGACGACTCCGTCACTGATTCTTTGGTCTACGGGTCTTCAATGTTACATGTGAAGGACAACAACGGAATAACAGCAATAACAAATGCTGGCCCTTTCATAACTCACATTGGTAACACTGGCATTGGCAGTGTTACCGCCGTAAAACAAAGCTACTCACCAATAGTTCGTCTTAGGAGTACTGACTTGGAAGAACACCCTGCATTTGAGTTAACCGTGGAACAACTCCGTGCCGCTTGGATGCTGGCGTATGGAACACGTTGGGTGTCTATGGAAAAGCCTATGGACGACGACTATCTAAATGTTGTGGCGCATCGTCTACTCGCTTTTGGTGAAGTAGAAACCCATAACGTAATCGACCAGTACACGCCTATGGGCAGAATAAAAATACAAGATGCAAGTAGTTGAAAACAAATATCTAGTCATACAGACTGAAGAGCCACAGAAGATTCTTTCGACGATCGCTAAGAGTGCCGAGTACACCGAAGACTCGGTGGCTGTCCATTGGGGGCTGAAGGAAGCACAGATGCTAAAGACGCTTGGTTGGGAAAGCGTGCCGTCCCCGATTAACCGAGACTATGACTGGCCCGGACTCCATAGGCCAATGGACCACCAAAAGGAAACTTCATCCTTTCTAACCCTACACCCCCGTGCTTTCTGTTTTAACGAACAAGGCACTGGCAAGACTGCATCCGCTATCTGGGCATCGGACTATCTAATAGCGCAGGGATACATTAGCCGTGTTCTGGTTATCTGTCCTGTGTCCATCATGCAAGCCGCATGGCAAGCCGACCTGTTTAAGTTTGCTGTTCACCGCCACGTAGACGTAGCACATGGGGATCGCAAGAAACGCAAGGCTATCGTCGAGGGCGTTGCCGAGTACGTCATCATTAACTATGACGGCGTGAGCATTGTTGAAGAAGAACTCAAGGCTGGTGGGTTTGACCTCATCATCATTGACGAAGCTAATGCCTACAAGAACTCTAGGACTGAGCGTTTTAAAACGTTAAGAAGAGTAGTCACTCCTGATACTTGGATATGGATGATGACTGGTACACCTGCAGCTCAATCACCATTAGATGCTTACGGACTTGCCAAACTCTGTGTGCCTTCAAGAGCCCCACACTTGTACACAGCGTTTCGCGATGTTGTGATGTATCAGTTCTCACGATTTAAATGGATTCCAAAACCACAAGCCCAAGACATAGTGCACAACCTACTGCAACCCGCAATTCGTTTTGAGAAGAAAGACTGTATTGATCTGCCTGATGTGACGCACACTTCACGGTTTGCACCACTAACACCACAGCAGTCCAAGTACTACAAAGACCTCAAGAAAGAGATGCTGATCGAAGCAGTTGGCGATGAAGTCTCTGCGGTGAATGCGGCGGCTCAGTTGAATAAACTATTACAAATATCCTGCGGGGCTGTGTACACCGATACTAAGAATGTTATAGAGTTTGATGCGTCGAGCCGACTAAACATTTTGTTAGAAGTTATTGAGGAAGCCAGCCATAAAGTTCTAGTATTTGTGCCGTTCACTCATGCACTAAATCTAATACAAGATTTCCTAAACAAAAATAAAGTAACGTCAGAGATTATCAATGGCTCTGTAAGCGTGTCAAAGCGTACCGACATCTTTAAACGGTTTCAAGAACAAGATGAACCACGAGTACTTTTGATTCAACCGCAAGCGGCGGCACATGGGGTAACCCTTACTGCGGCTAACGTAATCGTGTGGTACGCTCCCGTCACTTCGATTGAAACATACTTGCAAGCAAACGCACGTATTGATAGGCCGGGACAGCGCAACCCTATGACAATCGTACATCTTGAAGGTAGTCCAGTAGAAACAAAACTCTACTCAATGTTGCAAAACAAATTGGACTTCCACAACAAGATTATTGATCTGTATAAAAACGAAATTAACTCTTGACAATGTCAACAAAAAGAGTATAATGATTTTCGTTGGCGGTGTGTAATGCGGGTTAGCGCCGTATCTTCCTAGTTTTGTGCAAATACAAAAGAAGTCAAACACCACTGCTTTATGTGAGCGCATCGTCAACACCTATAAAAAATAATTTGGAGTGAGTATGGAATCAGATTTTTCTATTGAGAAAGTCGTCGAGGCTTACATTAAGATTCGCGACACCAAAGAAGGCATTTACGCAAAGTACAAAGCCGAGACTGCCCAGTTAGAAGAGCAGATGACTATCCTAAAGCACAAGTTACTTGAGGTCTCGAAAGAGACTGGCGTGACTAGCTTTTCAACACCGCAGGGCACTGCGTATCGAACCGTCAAAGACCGCTATTGGACTAATGACTGGGAAAGCTTCTATAAATTTATGCAAGAGCATGAAGCAATGGGGCTACTAGAGAAACGTATTCATCAAACGAATATTAAAGAGTTCTTAGAGAACAACCCCGACGTCGAGCCTATGGGTTTGAACATTGATCGGGAATATGAAATCACCATTCGGAGGAAGTAATGGACGAAGAATTGATGTTCCGCATGGAACGTGACCAAATGTACTACCGAGAGCGTGCGGTAGATCATGCGCTTGAGCTGAACAAACAGAACAAGCAATACGTATCAGTTGAAGAATTGGTACATAACGCAAATGTCTTTTTCAATTTTATTAAAGGAAAATCAAATGAGTAACGACCTCGCGCTTTTTAGCAACAACCTCCCCGACTACTTAAAGGAAGTCGGTCTCGATGACATGACCAAGGCTCTTGCTGGTAACACTGGCATGAAGCGCATCTCCATCCGTGGTGGTGTGTTCCGCATGATGGTCAGCGGTGAGGAAATTGCGAAGAACGAAAACCGTGCAATGAATATTGTCATTGTGAACGGCGCGTCTAAAGTGTCACGTTCTTTCTATGCTGGTAAGTATGTTGCTGGTGAGACTTCGCACCCTGACTGCTGGTCTAACGACGGCGACAAGCCCGATGCAAGCATCGAGTACCCACAACACTCTTCTTGCGAAGGCTGTTCACAAAACATCAAGGGCTCTGGTCAAGGCGATTCACGCGCCTGTCGCTATCAGCAACGCTTGGCTGTCTTGTTAGCCGACGACGTTGGAGGTGATGTGTTCCAGTTGGTGTTACCCGCCAAGTCGATCTTCGGTCGCGGCGATACTGACAAGATGCCTTTCCAGCAATACGCTAAGTATGTTGGCGCACAAGGCAAGAGCCTCGGCACTTTGGTAACAGAGATGCGTATGGACAGCGATAGCGATACCCCCAAGTTGACCTTCAAGCCTGTGCGTTTCCTGACCAAAGACGAGTGGTTGTCTGCTAAAGAGAAGGGCGATAGCCCCGCAGCAAAGTCAGCCGTTGTGCAAACTCCATCACAAACAGATGGTTTGAAGAAGAAGGCGATTGCCGCACCAGCCCCCGCCCCAAAAGCCGAAGCTGAAGAAGTAATGCCTGAGCCTACAAAACGCACTATCAAGAAGAACGTTGAACCCGCTCCTAAGAAAGAGTTCAATGACGTACTGAAGCAGTGGACTGAAGAAGAGTAATGGATAACAGAGGTTACGCAACTCGAATCGTCCGTGCTAACCAAGAAGCAGATATTAAAAGTCCCGGCGTAAAGCTGGGGCGCTTCTGCATCAAGAAAGACTATTCCGTTCGTGAAGTCGCCGAGTACTTTGGAGTCAGCCGCATGACCATCTACAAATGGTTTACAGGCGAGTGGATTCCACGCAAGGTACACGAGACCAAAATTAACGAAATGCTTTCAAAGGTTGGGTTTGTTCAGTAGCGTTCGGATGGGGCTTACCGCGCCCCTCCGACGCATTTCTTAGAGGCGGTTATGACAAGAGCAGATTTACTGTCGGCGTTGCTATCGTCTGACGGGTGGTACTGCGTGGTTGGTCTGAAGAAGACTGGGCACCCCCGACAAATCTTTGTTGAGGATATGCAGGGAGTAGAGGATGCCGTTCAGACTTTGCTGGACGAAGAATTCGACGTGTACTTTGCGTGTGCAAAGTATGAAGAATCAGGTTCACGTACTAACGATAACGTGAAAAACATCAAGTCGTTTTGGCTTGATATTGACTGTGGGGTAGGTAAGCCGTATGCCGATCAAGGTGACGGACTAACTGCGCTTAAAGCATTCTGTAAAACTGTTGGTTTACCGAAGCCGACGATTGTGAA